TGGTTAAACTCATCTTTGGTATTTTTATTTGGAAACCAAAAAGGTGCTGGAACAAATAAGATTTCGGCAACAAAAGACAAAAGAACAGTTAAGTTTGCAATTAGAACAAAAGTATCTGTTTTGAAAAACCATATCAATGGTTTAGGTTATGAGGATGGTAAAATCATCGTTACTCCACACGGGTTCTTGGCAGGAAAAGACGCTGCTGAAGAAAAGGCATCAATTGAAGCATACAAAAAAGAAAATGCTGAATATTGGAGTCAAATTATCGGTGTAGATGGTGATTTTGATTTGAAAGAGGAAGTTGAACCGGCATAATAGTAAAAAGTGAAGACACTCCTTGTAGACGGGGACAATCTATTTAAGATTGGATTCCATGGCGTAAGAGACTTATTTGTGGAAGGAAACCATATTGGGGGTGTCTTTCATTTTATTAATACATTAAGAAAACAAATCGATGAACACAACTACGACAAAGTTCTTGTATTTTGGGACGGTGACGACAACGCATCCGTGCGTCGTAAACTATATCCTAATTACAAAATGAACCGAAGGGTAAGTATGAACGAATTCAAATTCGAATCATACACCCAACAAAAAGAAAGAGTAAAAGAATACTTAGAAGAATGTTTTGTCAGACAGGTCAGAGCAAACGAATGTGAATCAGATGATTTGATTGCATATTATTGTAAGATTGCAAAAGACGAAAATAAGACCATTTTATCCGCTGACAAGGACTATTTTCAAATCATTGATGATACAACATCAATATACTCACCAATTAGCAAGACAACCTATAAAAAGGGTGATAAAGTAAAGTTTGGTGATGTTGAATTCCCCCACCAAAACGTATTGACACTTAAAATTTTAACAGGTGACAAATCCGATAATATTTCAGGTATATTAAGATTGGGTGAAAAAACTATTGTGAAGTTTTTTCCTGAGATACTTGATTCAGAGGTAACCTATGATTATATCTTAACAAAGGCAAAAACTATTTTAGAAGAAGATAGTAAAAACACAACGTTAAAAAATTTAGTAAGTGGAAAAACAAAAGATGGTGAATTCGGTGATGACTTTTTTAGGACGAATGAGAAAATTGTGGATTTACAAAATCCACTCATTTCTGATGAAGGTAAAGGACTTGTTCAACAATATTACACCGACACTTTAGACCCCGATGGTAGGGGGTACAAAAACCTTATACGTATGATGACTGAAGATGGATTCTTCAAATACTTAGGACGAAGCGACGATGAGTTTATTCGCTTTATTAGTCCACTTATGAAACTCACAAGAAAAGAAAAAAGAAAATTTAGAAAAGACAATTAAAAAAACAAATATGAAAGAAAACGATGTAATCAAAATGGAATTCCTTATCACGTTGAATGACAATATTGTTATTCAAAGGTATTTCAATGTTCGAGGCTACAATCCAACAGCCAAGAGCTCACTAGATGTTTCAATGTACTTGAAAGACTTTGTAGAGGTATTTCAGTACGAACAAAAAATGCGTACCGTTGTTTACATGATGGACAATCAAGAACAAATTATGGAAGACCCTAGTGTTCTTGAAACATCAAATACAGATGGTGCTGAGGTGTTTAATTTTTATATTAAAATGGGGGACATGACAATTTGTCATAGACAATTAAATTCTAAAATATTCCCACCTAAAATAAGATACACCGTAGACATACGCCAGCAAGTAAAAAGTGTATTAAAGGACTTAACTGACATTTTTTCAAGAGAAAATTTTGTTACAAATTATATGAATTATAGCTTGGTATAGTAGTATTTATCAAAACCATTAAAGGAATAAATTATGTCAAACAAAAACTTCGAATACTTAGGAAACACATTTCAACTTCAGTTATTAAATCAGATTATTTTAGACAAAGATTTCGCACATTCGATTATTGACGTAATTGAACCATCACACTTCGAAAACCGTTATTTCAAAACACTTCTTCAACTTATTAAAGAGTACTACGTAAAGTACGATTGTACTCCTTCGTTTGAAACACTTTCACAAATGGTGAAAAGTGAATTCCCACAAGAGTTGATGTTGAAAATCCTTAACGACACCATTAAACAAGTAAAAGATTCTCCAACTGATGGAGCATCTTTCGTACAAGAAAAATCATTAAAGTTCTGTAAACAACAAGAACTACAAAAGGCGATTACAAAATCACAAAAAATCCTTGACAATGGTGAATTTGAAAACTACGACAAGCTTGAGGAACTTGTCAGAACAGCACTTCAGGTTGGTGAAAAAAACAACAAAATTGAAGATGTGTTTACGAATTTAGACGATGTTTTGAATGAAGATTTCCGTCATCCAATACCTATGGGTATATCAGGTATTGATAAACTATTAAAGGGTGGATTGGCAAAAGGAGAATTGGGTGTAATTTTGGCACCAACTGGTGTAGGTAAAACAACAGTTCTTTCTAAAATTGCTAACTCCGCATTTAACAACGGATACAATGTTTTACAAATATTTTTTGAGGACAACCCAAAAGTAATCCAAAGAAAACACTTCACCATGTGGACAGGTATTGCTCCTGATTTATTACCATTACACAGAGAAGAAGTTTTGGAAAAAGCTCGTGAGGTTAGAGAAGAAATGACTAACAAGTTGTTTCTCAAAAAATTACCATCCGACCAACATACAATGACTTACATCAAGAACATGATTAGAAAAATGATTGCTGATGGAAACAAAATTGATATGATTGTTTTGGATTACATTGACTGTGTTGTACCAGATAAAAATTTGGGTGATGAATGGAAAAGTGAAGGGTCGGTTATGAGAGGTTTCGAGGCTTTATGTCACGAAATAGGTGTGGTAGGTTGGACCGCGACACAAGGGAACAGAAGCTCTATTTCTTCTGAGGTTGTTACCACTGACCAAATGGGTGGTTCTATTAAAAAAGCACAAGTTGGACACGTTATCATTTCCGTGGCTAAAACTTTACAACAAAAAGAAATGAATTTAGCAACCATCGCAATTACCAAGTCACGTTTGGGAAAAGACGGGGTTGTATTTGAAAACTGTAAATTCGATAACGAACTACTCGAAATTGATACTGAAAGTTCTGTAACTTTCTTAGGATTTGAAGAAAAGAAAGAAGAACAAAAACGAGATAGGATTAAAGAATTGATGGAGAGAAGAAAACAAAAGGAGCAAGACACAAACTTGAATTAACAAAACAAAAGAATTATAATTAAAAAAATGGACGCATCACAAAAGATATTGTCAGACTTAACTGTCTATATGAAGTACGCAAAGTTCGTACCTGAATTACAAAGAAGAGAAAGTTGGGAAGAACTCGTAACAAGAAACATGAACATGCACATTAAGAAATATCCCCACATTGCAAGTGAGATTGTGGAGGTTTACAAAATGGTGTATGATAAAAAAGTATTACCTTCAATGAGGTCAATGCAATTTGGTGGAAAACCAATTGAGATTTCACCAAACAGAATCTACAACTGTGCTTACTTACCGATTGACCATTTGGACGCATTTTCAGAAACCATGTTCTTATTATTAGGTGGAACTGGTGTTGGATATTCAGTTCAAAAACACCACGTTGATAAATTACCTGAAATTAGAAAACCAAATGCAAACAGAACAAGAAGATTCTTGGTTGGTGATTCTATTGAAGGTTGGGCAGATGCAATTAAAGTATTAATGAAATCTTACTTTGGTGAGAATTTATCTACACCTGAATTTGATTTTTCTGACATCAGACCAAAAGGTGCTCAACTTGTAACATCAGGTGGTAAAGCACCGGGTCCTCAACCTTTGAAAGATTGTATTCACAAATTAAAAGGTATGTTGGATGCAAAAGAAGATGGTGAAAAATTATCACCGATTGAAGTTCATGATATGGTATGTCACATCGCAGACGCAGTTCTTGCAGGTGGTATTCGTAGAGCGGCTTTGATTTCTTTATTCTCAGCAGATGACAACGAGATGATTGCTTGTAAGTCAGGTGCATGGTGGGAACAAAACCCACAAAGAGGTAGAGCAAACAATTCAGCGGCTTTGGTTAGACATAAAATCACAAAAGATTTCTTCATGGACTTGTGGAAAAGAGTTGAAGCATCAGGAGCAGGTGAACCTGGTATTTATTTCACCAATGACAAAGATTGGGGAACAAACCCATGTTGTGAAATCGCATTGAGACCAAACCAATTCTGTAACTTGTGTGAGGTAAATGTATCTGACATTGAATCACAAGAAGATTTGAATGCTCGTGTTAAAGCGGCAGCGTTTATCGGAACACTTCAAGCAGGTTATAC